AAGCAATCCACCAAGATGACCTAAGATTTTATTGTCTTTAGATATTTCTTTAAATGCTTCATCAGCTTTATTTCCAAAACCAGCAACTAAAGTTGCAGTTACATTTTTAACTAAAATTGGATTTGTAGTATTGTTTAACCAATCAGTTAAAGCTGTTTTTTCTTGTTGAGTAAAATACTGAGGTTTAACTCCATACCATTGAGCAACCGACTGAGCTTGTGCAGTTCTGTTTCTAATTTGTGCAGCAAAGATAGCTTGATTATCTTTGTCTCCAGGATTTTCTAAAAAAGTCTGAGTTCCAAGTGATGGTATATTATGAATACCAATTTTATTAGCTGTAGTTAAAGAATCTTTTTCTAAATCAGAATTTAATTTATTTAAAAAATCTTGAGCAAATTTTACTTTTTTATATAACGCTGGGTCTGCTCCTTGAGCTGCAGCAATAATATTACCTTTGTCATCTTTAGTAACAGCTTGTTGTTTTTGTAAAATCTTTTGACCCTCGTCTAAAAATTTATTTAAATCTTCTCTAGGTCTATTTTTAAACTCAGTAAGAAAAGCAGTCTTGTCTTTAATTTCATTTATCTTAGTTAGTAAAGTAGCATCTTTAGTTTTAATAGCTGTTTGCTCAGCTTTATCTAAGGCTTCTTTATTTGGAATAATATAATCATCAGCTTCTTTACTTAGTGAAGAAACTTTCTGCTCGTTCTCAGCTTTGACAATAGCCATCTGCGTTTTGTTGTAAGCATTAATTTGTTCGTATTTATCTACTCCTAAATATTTACTATTCTTTGCAAACTCTAAACCAGAACCAAATTCTTTATCTTCCATTCTTTTGGCAGTATAAAAATCTCTATCAGTATAATAACCATCAAGTACCTTCTGAGTATTTTTTCCAAATATCTTTTTAAATTCATCTGAATTAACTCTAGCTTCAAAAGTAGAAGTAGCCATGTCTACCTCTTCTTGAGTTTCTCCATAAACAACTTTCTTGTTTAAATTTTCTAAATATTTTTTCTCTGTCTCTTGTGTATTAGAAATAAAATTTCGTGTAGCAAGAATACCAACGTGGTTTAAATCTTCTATTTTTTGTTTATCTAAATAGTTATTTAATTTATCCTTTGTAAAAGAATATTTATAATCTCCACCAACGCTATTTTTTAATAATTCAAACTGTTCATTATAGAATTTTTTTGCCTCAGTTGGCTCAGCATATAAAGAAGCTTCTTCTCGTATTTCAGTTAATCCTTTAACTCCTTTTTCTTTATCTCCTACTAAATATTTTTCTCTTTCTTGTAGAGCTTCGTTTTCTGATTTTCTTTTTTCAATATCTACATAAGTATTAAATGCAGTATCTCCAAACCTGCTAATTGATTTACCAATTGTTTGAGCTGTCTCTTGGTCAATTCTCATTCCAGGAGTAGAAGCTACTTCTGAAATTTGTTCAGTTGGTCTTATTTGTGATTGATATATTTTAATAGCCATGAATTATCCTTTTGCTTTTTGCCAAGAGTTGTAATTTCCAAGCAAACTACTAGCAGCATTAAAATAACTTGCTGTTTGTGCTACTTGACCTTTGTATCTTTGAATTGCAGCTTCTGCTCTTGCGTTTGTTGCTTCATTGTATTTTCTATCTTTTGCGTTTTGAGCATTAAACTTCATCATGGTTCTATCGCGTTCCATGTTAATCTCATTCTCTAATACAATTTCGTAAGCTGAACCAGAACCTACATCAACGCCTCTTGCTGCTGTGCTTGCTCTTGCAGCTCCTGTAGATGCTTCTGCTGCATCGTTAAATCTTGGCAAATCAAATTGCTCATAAACCTTCCAAGCTTGATCGCCTTCTTGTTCTTTTAACTTTGCATCACGTTCTATTAAACTAGCATTATAATCTGCTGCTTTACGCGCTGCTTGTCCGCCTAATAAATCTCCTACAAAACTCATTTCATTATCCTCGCATATCTAATGTAATCAGAACCATCGGGACCATAATGTTTCATTAATCCCTCTTTTTCTAATCCTAAAAATTGTGCAAATTTATGACCTAGTTCAAAATCTGCCTTAACTGCTGTTTGCAGTCTTTTAATTTTATTTTCTTTTACTAATACGTCTGTTCTTTTTTTAAAAATTTTAGCCATTGTTAATTTGTAATTCCAAATTTCACTTGTTGCTAAAACCCATCCTTCAGCAACATTATCCCAAAGAACAAATATTCCGCCTGCCGCAATTGGCTTGCCATTTACAATTGCTGTAAAGGAAGCATTTTCATATTCTAAATACATTGCGTATTTTTTATGTTGTGGCGCTAACTCTAATTTTTTATCGTTTAACTCTTGTGATAAAATGTATTCAGCATGAGCTGATTTAAAAGGAATAATATTAATCATTCCACGTTTCTAATCTTGGATAAATTGCAAGAATAGTCATTGGCAAAGGCTGTTCTTGTTTAACCATTACAAATCCATCAGAGCCATAATCAGCAGGAAATTCTAATTCTTTATCTCCTGTAAATAATGGAACTGGACTACTCATTGGAGCGGAACTATCTCTAAATGGTATTTCATCTAATGTATTGGCGTTTGGACCAATCTTAGCTCCTACTGTTTCGTAAAATCTTACAGTAACGTCAAAAATTCTTTTTGTTTTAGTTTGATCTGTTCCCTTATATCCTTCATCCAATCTCATTGTTTGAAGTGTTGAAACATAATTTAAACCAACTTTTGCAGTTGTAGCTTCTCTCTCTAATGAAATAGAACCACCTGTTACAGTTCTTGTTGGATGAGTTGCTCCATTTACAATTAATGAAACAGTTTGACCCTCTAAATGATTTAAACCTGTTAATGTACTTGTTGCTGCGCCTGAATAAGAAAGACCGCTATCAAGAAAATGAAACTGCGTTAAGCTACTATTAAAATCGTAATCAGTTAAATATTCTATATATCTTTTTGTAGTTCCGTTAATTGTACGTTTAATAATTAACCAAACTTCATCTTCTCCTGCTACTCCATCAATTACTGAAACACTTTCACAAACTGCATTGCCACCATTAAATGAACCACCAAATATTTGTCTATGCCAAGCAACAACGTCTTGAGTTCTGTTGTAAGTCATTCCAACTAAAACTCCGTCTGTTCTTACGCACCAAACAATGCTGAAAGGTTCTTGTTGGTAGTCCATAGCAACAATACCACTATTAGTAATATGCTCAGATAAAATACATAAGTCCGGCGCTAAGTAACCATCAGAATCAAAATTATATGCAAGTTCTCTAATTTTTCTTTTTGCTCTTTGTAAAAATAAAGTTTGGTTACCAATTGATAGAGCATCAACATAAGCAGCTCCATAATTTGATTGTTTACGAATATTTAAATTTGTTGGAGTTACTGCATCTTGGGTTGCTCCAGAAGTTACTGTAAATTCTCCACCTGTTGTAGTTACAATTAATGTTCGTGTTGCTTTTAAAGAAGTAATTGCATTAACTTGGTTTGATGCAATTGTATAAGTCATTGCATCATCATCATCAGTTCCACTTTCAAAATTTTCATAATCTCCAGATTTAGAAAACCAAAGTGTTTGAGGAAATGAAGTTGAACCGCCAAATACTAAACGTTGTTCAAAAAATGAAACTGTAGATGGATAACCATTTACACTTGTAAAATATCCTAAAGACCAAGCAGTTGTTGCTGTAGTTGCTGTAAGATTAACAGTTGTTGTAGCAGTAACAGTTGTTGTATTTGTAAAGTTTGTAATTTTTGCATGACCGCCATTTAACTTAATTAGTCTATCAACATCTGTGCTTGCAAATAAAGCTGCGCTTGAAGTTAATGTTATGCTGCCAGTTGTTCCAGAGGCTGTAATTGTAGTCGTTGTTAAATTTTCAGCCATGTAGGGACCTTTAGTGAAATTAACATTTGTTAAAGTCCAGGCTGTATGACCGGTTCTTGATAATTTTTTTACAGGATAATTTTTATGACAAACGTACATAACGTCTGCTGATTGAGCGAATTTAATATCAAATAATTCTGCTTCTAAATATGGAGTTGCAATTTCGTATGCAGAACCGCCAGATTGAATTTGACCCTTATCTTTATAAAAACGAATATACTGATTGCCAAATTCTAAAATGTAAGTTTGTGTTGTAGAAAAAGCAAAAGGTATTAATCTAGTTTTTTTTGTACTGTCTTTTACTTCTTTAACAAAATATGTTCCTGGTCGTCTAGTTACTGGACCATGAGGCTGAACAACAAAATTTTCAATAATTGTTCCTGCGGAATAATATTTTTGAAAATCTGTTCTACCTTCCATGCGTGGAGATAATTCTCCAGCAGTAAAGCTAGGAACAGCTAATAATGCTTTAGCCATTTAAAACCTACTGTTTAAGTAATCTTCTGCAAGAATTTGATCTACGTTTCCTAGTGTAGGGTCTGTATTATAACCTTCGCTAGCATCTGCGTGTCTTGCGTCTTTTAATTTAAGTAAATAACGTTCTTCCATCTGACGTGAAATTGATGCGTTAGCTGTAACTGCATAAGCAATATCAGCAGCTAAAGCTGAACCAATAACTTCCCTTAATAAAACATCCATTTCGTTTGGGTCTGAAATTGTTGCAATGTAAATTAAATTTATTTCTGAATCGTTTGATAAAATTTTTCTTCCTTCAATTTTATAATCGCTATCATAATTTTGAATTGCTAAAACTCTTAAACAGTCTGATGGTAAAGTATATTGATAAGTAAATCCCCATGCTGGGGTCTCTATATCTTGTGCTAAAATTTGTCTTTTAGTTGCACAATTCCATGGATGAGATCTTAATACTGCGTCTTTTACTGTATCATATCTTGAATTACAAATTCTTCCGTTTTTAGAATTTTCAGTTAAAGCTAAAATTGTACTAGCTCCCAATTGATTTAAAGCTGAGTTACAAATTTCTACTATTGATGCCATTAGTTATTTCTCCGGTTTATAAATATATTTTCTTTTTAAAGTTCTTGGTTTTAAGTTTTCAAAAATTTCTGCTTCAGTCATTTCTAGTTTTTTATCAAAACCATGATGAGCGTTTTGTGTATGTTTAAATCTGTCTACTAAT